ACAGTTTTTGATATTGTTGATACTGCAGTACCTGTTGTTTGAGCTATATCTGAAAAGAATTCATCAGAAAAACCGTCAGTAGAAGAAAATACTTGTGCTCCGCTTGAATTATATATCTCTACATTATTAAGTTTAACTACTGAATCCGTTCCTGTTTTTACCACTTCCAAAGGTGCATCTGCGTCTGCTCCTGCTCTCAATATAGTATTACCTGTTGAAATTTGAACTAAACTTGCGCCTGTTCCGGAAGATAGTCCTCCGGATACAGTACCTGTTAGGGTTAAATTCTTAGCAGTTACTGCTCCCGCTCCAGTTGCAACAAAGTTGCCACTGCCTAAATTAATGCTTGAGCCTGTTCCAGATATAGTTAGTCCTGCGCTGTTAAGAGTTGCATCTCCAAATGTACCTGAAGCACCTGTAAGGCTGCCTGTAAATGTTCCTGAAGCACCTGTTATGCTTCCTTTGAAACCTGCTCCACTATTTGTAGAATAGAAGTAAGGAGTTTTTATTTCTCCATTGTCTAAGTCAAATAATGCTCCTGCTGTTGTAAAGGTACTTGTCTCACTTGTAACAGAAGACTGAATTTGTCCTGTTGAAATATTATCACCGTCAATTGTTGTTATAGCAGATCCATCATTAAATGTTCCATTACTAAAAGTAACTACTCCTGAAAAGTTTGTTTGTTGAACAACATTTCCATATGCAACAGATATAGTACTATCTCCTGCACTGCTTTCTGTTCCATAGTATCTCACAGTATAGAAAGTATTTGAAGAAGTTGCGTCTTGAGTATTTGGACTATTTAACCATACGTCTGTAGGCTGGTTAGTAGCTGTGCTAATTCCTGTACCTGTTACAACTCCTGTAGAGAAAGTATAAGTATTTCCAGAAGGAGCACTTGGCGCACCTCCTGTTGCTTCATAGAAAAGATATCCTTGTATTGTTCTTTTTCCATTGTCTGGAGTAGGAGGAGTAACACCTGCTTTGGATTTTGATATGGTATATTTTCTTGTTAAAGTTTTTGTTCCTGTACCACCATGTACGCTTTCTGGAATTAATGCTCTGACTGTAAAAGTTTCATCATCTGTAGACCAACTTGAACCTGATAAAGCATATGCACCTGTTGATTGTGTTAATGTAAATGTTAATCCATTTTGAGTAGCAGTAGTATTTGTACCTGATGTTCCTGTATAAAATAATACATTTGAATTTGTACTTACTGCAGTAGCACCTACAAAAGTTTCAAAAGTACCCCCAGCATTGTCATAAAAGCCACTTGCACTTGTACTTCCATTTGAATCTGTTGCAACAGTATGCACGGCATTTGTTAAATTACCTGTAACACCTCCAATACCTCCAGCCCCGTCTTGTATTGAAAATAAAGTAATAACATCAGTTGCTTTTAAACTTCCACCTTCAAACATTCTACATCTTATTTGAGTTTCTGAGTCTAATGCTGGCTCATCTCCGTCTGCTAAAGTAAATGAAGTTGCTGTAGAAGCTATAGTACTCCCTGAAGAATCAGTAGTTATTTGAGACCAGTTTTGCCCTTGGTCTGTACTCTTATAGTAATCAAAAGTAGGCGTTACAGCATGCCCTTGAGGAGTCGCTGAAATATCTATAGTTGTAGAGTCATCTGGAGGACTTCCATTATCATATCTAATTACAAAGTTACTTGCAGCTAGTTTTACCGTTCTTGCATCTACTCCTCCACCTGCAGCACCGTCTAGTCCTGCTGTAATTGCATAAGTTTCGCTGATACTGTAATTAGTACTGCTATCAGTTATTATCTTAGCAATTATTGCATCAAAAGAAGTATCAGGTCTAAAACTTAATTTAAATACATTTACGCCTGAATATGTTCGAGGCAAAGTATCCGAAATCTCAATAGAAGTATCACTATTTATAAAAGTTACAGTACTATAAAGTCTTGTGGTTCCAGGTGCATCAATTATTATTCTATCTCCAGGAATAAAGTCTGTGTCTAAGTTAGTGCTTGAACCTGTTATAATATTATTACCTGTTGTACCTGAAACAGTTCCTGATGCTTGAGTCACTCCATCATTAGAAGCTCCTACTTCTTTTATATATTGATATCCTGGAGTATTTCCTGAGAAGTCTTGTGCAGTAGTATCAGTGTGAATTTGAACTGCTTTTAGTTTATCAGTGCTTTCACTTGCATCAAATAATAAATAGGCTTCTGCAGAAGCACCCATTCCATTAAAGCTTTGCTGATAACAAGCAGCATTATTTGTATTATTATTATAAGTAACTCCGTTTGGAGCATCAAATTGATAAGCATAATTATTTATAGAAACTGTTTCCGCACTAATTGTTAAAGCTCTGTTAAGTACTCCTCCTTTTGGAATAAGACCTATTTTTGATAAAGTATTTTCTAAAGAAGAATTTAAAATTTTTATTTTTCTTTGTACTATATTTGATTTTGTTCCATTTGTATTTACTGCTTGTAATTTTACAGTAACTAATTTAGGTGCTCCGTATTCTATAAGTATTTTTGAATCGTTTTTTCCTGCTCTTATCTTTTGATACTTGCCTTCTGTTAAAGCATTATGTTTTATTTCATAGTGACTTAGGTGTTGATATCTTGTTCCATCACTATTTACAGGAGCAGTCCAATTTACTCTTAATTTGTTTTTTGTATTTTCTGTTGGATTTCCTGGGTCTTCTACTCCTTGGTTTAAATTTTTTACTAAATTTAAAGATAGAGTTCCAGGTACAGGTACAACTTCATTAAAAGAAGGTAATTTATCAATATCTAGTCCTTGTTCTAGTATATATCCCCTATCTACCATATCAAATTTAGCGGGGGAATACTGTACTCCAGTTATTTCATATAAATTTTTATTACTTTGATTAATGCCAGTAATAACATATTGTTTAGCAGATCCGCTTGTTAGAGCCCCTGCAGAATTATACTCTCTTATTGCCCACATAAAGTCTTGCTGAGGTGCCGAGCTAAAAGCGTCCGAAATGTTTATAGCACTTGTACTTGAAGAAGTAGTAGTAATAGTTTTTGTTTCAATTCTTGAGTGCGGATTCCATAACAAATTTAATTCATTACCAACACTATCTACAGCGTTTGAAGCTTGTTCTGCAGTTGTTATCTCCACTACAGTTCCATTTACTTTTGCATGAGTTATAAGTTGCCCTCTTGTATAGGAAGAAGTATCAGATGCATCTGACAGATTGTCATTTATTGTTTTTATTTCATCGCCTAAATAAGCTCCACCTTTAGGGAACATAACAGAAATAGTAAAAATATTGCCACTTGATAGATTTATAGGATTATCTATATTTATAGCCGTAGTAGTAGAAGAACTTGATACTCTACCACTATATCTTATATTATCAACATCTGTATCTTGTATAAGTACTACATCTCCTGGTTTTAAAAACCCAGCACTCATAGAAGTAGAAAAAGCTACTCCTTCTGTTTCCATTATTTCTGAAAATAAATGCCATTTACCAAATCTATGTGCTTGTCCTTGTGAAGTACATCCAAAGGCCACAACATCTTTAGGTATTAGTCTCCCAGTTTCTAAAATATTATTTGTATCTTCTACTATCTCAACTTGCTGCTTATACATAGCTTCTGGATTATTCCAAGTTACTCTTAGTTGATTAGTTCTAAATTGTTTCTTAGTAGAGGTATATTTAAAAACTCCTCCAATAACATTAGCTTTAGAAAAAGTATAAACAGGTTGTTGATATTTATTTTGAGAAAATTGAACTTCTCCATCTAGCCAATACATCATACCTCTAAAAGTAGAAGCAACATCTTTTAATACTTTTAAAGCTTCTGCTGAGTCTTTTAAGTATAGATTTGCAGTAAAACGAGGTTCAGTTCCTCCCTTACCGTCAGAAACTAATTCATCACAATATCTTGCAATTCTAAAAAGTCCGTACTTGTCGATTTGTGTAGAGTCTATATATTTACCTAGTCCATACCTATTATTAGTGACTAAATCATAAAATATCCACGCTGGATTATCTGTCCATACTTTATTATAGTTTGGATTATCTGAAGAAAAAGTTGAAGTATCTCCTCTAAAGTTTCCATCCCATTTCTGGTAAGAGCCTGTGTTGGCTCCTGTAGTTACATTTCTATCGTACTCGCCTCTTGTTCTATTACCTTCTCCTTTTGGAAAGTAGTTTGTGGGGACTTTAATTAACAAACCCTTAATATCATAAGAACGTCTTGGTATTTTTGCAAAAGATTCTGCATCAAATATTAGAGAAGAGTAAGCTGCATATGGATATCTTAATTTATCATCAATTATGTGTTCAACTGTTTGCAAGATACAAGGAGAAGAATGATCATAATCTCCATTTATACCACTAGAGGGGCCTAGTCTTTCTATTCTAACTTGGTAACTTGTATAAGGTTGAAAATCCCCTGTCTGTATTGTAAAAGTTTCTATAAAAGGAGCTTTTGTTTCTGCTTTAATTCTTCCAGTATTAAAGCCAAATTTCCAAGCAGAAGTATATTTTCCAGAACCTCTTGCAAGTATTTCTGCATCAGATAAGCCAAAAATTAAAGCTTCTGTAAAATTATTATCTCCTTCTCTTTTAAATCCAAAAAATATTCTTAATTCACAAATAGCAGCATCTTCATCTCCACTACTTGCTTTAGTTGCTATCATTGTAGGAAACTTAAATGTAAGTTTTACTTTATCAACCTCTTGAGGATTGGCAACATTAGAAGAGTTTATTATAACTGGACTTGCAGTTGCACTCCCTACGGAACTATTCCAGCCTCCAGTAGTAGTAAAATTATTACTTCCCATAATACTGCTTAGATTTGTTGCTTCTACTGTTTGATTAGGTCCTTGTACTATAGAAGAACTTCCAATTCCTTTACAAGTTGGAATCCAACTTTGACCTCTTGTACCATTTCTAAAAGCATACTTAAATTGTTCGAAGTTATAGTGAGTATCATCTACTGTTTCTATCGGGCTTGAGATTATAGCCTCTGTTGCAGTAACATCTCTATTATCTGTTCCGTACTCAGTTATATTATTTAACACTACAGTATTTGCATTTGTTTTTGAAGCAAAAGTAGCTACTTTATCTATAGCTATTGTTTTATTTGAAAAAGTTCTTCCTATAGGAGAGTCAAGTTCTACTGTTTGTTCATCTATATATTTTACTATTTTTGCAACGAGAGTAGAATTAGCTCCATTATGCCCTGCTCCCTCTATTCTTACATATTGAGGAGGTAAATTATCATAAGAAGTAGTTGCGGCAGCGTCTGCAGCCGCAGAGTTTAAATCATTTGTATTAAAAAAGTTTGCACTTGTTGTTACTCTTATTGAATTTAATGTTCCTGAAGCTCCTGTAGATGAGCCATTGCCTGTCAAGAGTTTCTTACCTGAAGCAATTACAACATATCTAGTACCATCTTCAATTTCTAGTTCAGAAAATAAATTTTGAGAATCAGAGTCTACCATAGTTCTAGTACTTGCAGTATAAGAAACATTTGTAAGATTCACTATTTGATTTTTTTGATTGCCAATAGTTACACCAGTCTTATCTAGAAAGATAGAATTGGTTCCATCTACTAAACCTTCAATAGGGCCTTCCGATAATAAGTCATAAACTACTGCCGTTTGATATTCATTTGGGGACATATTAGTGCCTGAAGAACTGCCTGCTCCTATAGCCTTTCCGCCGTTTGTTAAATCATAAAATTTTCCAAAATTTTTCATATTTATTCCTTAAAAAGGTTGAGAACCAATAGGACGATTAATAGTTCCATCATCGTCTTTTCCTTCCTCAGTATCAGAAGATACTGAGACATATCCATTTGCATAATTTACTTGAGATTCTATAAATCCAAAATTAATTACTGAACCACCTACTAAAAGCCTTCCATACAGTAAAGGAACTGGTGCTCCTTGTAGTATATTATTTTCAGGGCCATCGTATAGATAACTTTTGCCTGCTTCTGATGGAGAATCTGGTGTTAGATATCCTGTAACTCCTTCCATTCCTAATGTAGTTCCAAGTCCTTGTATTCCTCTTGTTGCAGCTATTTTTGCCTTGCTTAACATTTCTGCTTTTTGTCCAGCAGCTTGTAAAGCTTGTTGTGACTCAGCAAAAGCGGCTGCATCTCCTGCTGCTGTTGCTGCTGTTCCTGCTTCCGCGGCTGCGGCTGCTTCTGCAGCTGCTGCTCCCTCTGCTCCTGCGAACATGCTCTCAATAAAACCTGCTCCATAGTAAATTAAGATTGCTCCAATAATTACTTTAAATACATCACTTGCACCAGCACCTGCAGCTATTGGAGTTATAATTACCGTATCTTTTACTGGCGCAATCATAGCATCAAGCGTACCATCTACTAAGTCTTCTCCATTTTGTATAGTAAAATTAATTCCTTTATTTGCACAATCTACTAAATATTTTCCGAATCCTTCTGTTTGACAATCTATTAGACGAAACATATCACGAAAATTAGATACATTCATATCCCATTCTGCTCCAAACTTTTCTCCTATTTCTCCCATTAACTTAACGTGGGTCATAAATTTCAACTCCTTTT